CGGCTTGCCCTTGCTGGTCAGATTCTTCCAGCCCTTGAGAAGGTGTGCCGCAATTGCCGGCTTGATAATCTCGATGCGTTCCTCGAATTCGATTCCTACTGTCCGGATCTTCTGGCGGTGTGGTTTGAGCAGTTCGGAACAGGCGCTGCGAAATTCAGGGGAACCGCTGCCCGCTATGAGCAGCTCCACGTCGAGGTCGAAAGGAACCCAGACACCATTGCCCTCTTTTTCGCTGTCGAGCTTTAATTGTGATATTTCAGCCATGTCGTTTCTTACTCCTGTTTCGTGTTGAAAATATGCGCGAAAATATGCACTACTGTTAAGCGGTCCCGCGAGTCAACTATGCCGCGAACCGGACTATTCGAATCGTGATATCCTCGGTCGCATCGCGGAAGGCCTGCCAGTTGCACGGGACTTTGAAGTCGTCCCCGAGACCGGCCCCGGCGTGACGAGCGCCGTCAGTCACCTTGACGCTGGGCAGGTCTATCACGTATCCGTTGCCCGCGGTATCCTGGAACACCTTTGCCAGGGACGTGCTCGTGAAATTCAGATATTTGTCGTAGAGCGTCTTGCTCTCGTAGTAGGCTGTGAACGTCCCGCTGACCTGAACCTGGCCCGTGCCCACGTCGAACACGCCGAGCGTGCCTATCTTGAGCCTCTCACGAAGCTGGTTCATCAGGCTCATTGTAAAGTCAAGGATGTTGACGGACGTTTCGGCCTCATAGACCCCGACGACGTGGTCGATGCTGTTCATAATCTCGTTACTATTGGCCGCATCGTAACCGGCGGCGCCGCTGGCCGTCTCAGAGCTTTCGATCTTGCCTATCACTCCGAGGCTGCCGGTAATGATGGCGTTGGTGCCGACGTTGAGGTTGACTTGGTTTATCATGCACCCGACGTAGAGCGCCAGATCATTTGAGAGGTCACTGTAGGTGCGCTCGAAGTTGAAGCTGTTCTTCGTGACGCCATTCGTGATCGAGCTGCCCTGTACGATGGTGCGTGCCGTACCGGAGGATTCGGTCGTGAGAGTTCCGCCGGAAACAACGAGTTTCGCCGTCGTCGCCGTAACGACCTTGAAGCACCCGTTATTGCCCGCGGTCGTAAAGCTGGACGCCTTGATCCACTCGCCTGCGGTAAAGCCGGCAAATCCGCTGCCGGAATCATTGAAAGAATTGTCGGCGCTGGCCGCACTGATGGTTGCTGCCGTAATACTTCTGACCGCGCTCCATCCCGCCCCAGTCGTGGTCGCGCCAAGTGTCGTGCCGTTGAACAGGTTGGTGCCGGCAGTGAAGGTCTCCGTCGTGGCGATTTCGTTCCCAGCCTCGCCGTAGGCCAGCGCCGTGATTACTGCAACGTTGGCCGCGAAGGCGGCGATACTGACTGAGGCGTGCGGGGAAGTCGAGCCCGCGTAGTAGTCCGTGCCGGCGACGCCGGTGCCGTTGATTGTGGCTACCAGATGCGCCTGGGTATCGGCTACTGTGGCGCCGATCTTCACGTCGTTAATTTGTGCCAGCGTATCTTTGAACCGGTACGTCGTGGCGCCGATGGTAATGGTGTCACCATTGGCGTCCACCGGATTCGTGTCCATCGTTAGAGTGCCCTGGGCCTTGGCGTTGCCGCTCATCAGGGCCGCGCAGAGCAGGTCATCGAAGCTGCCATAGCTCAGCTCGAAAGCGATATCGCCGCCGGCGTTGATTTTGGTCCGAATCACCCCTGCCGTCTGGCGGTCCGACCGTATTTCGCGTGAGGCCGTAATCTCAGTGTTCTGTTTGAGCGATTCGCTCGTGATTCGCATCGTTTGCAGGTTGCGGCCCGTCACCTGGACGCCGAAGCTGTCCTCTTGACCGAACGCGAATTGCTCTCTTGCAATGTCACTAATCGACATGGGTGTTCTCCTTTATCATAAAAAAATCGTTATCCGATATCGTCCGAGTAAAACGGGCAGACGACGTTAATCTGCCACGAATCGATTTGCCGTCCGCGCCGTACCAGGTACGGAGTTCTGAAGGTGACTGCGCCGTCGGTAACTCTTTTGAAAGCGGCCCTGATGGATTCGGCTATTTCGAGTATGTCCCCGTCTCCGTGGCTCAGCGGTGCGAACAGTTGGGCAATCATCGCCCCGACGGTGCGTTCCCGGTTGCCTGATGGGCTGCCGATTGATGCCTGCATAGTCTCTCCCGGCATGATAGTGAGTCGGCACCAGTTGCCGTCGTCCGGGTTCTCGTACTCCTGGTTGTCGTACTGCGTCGGCAGAGACAGTGCGTCCGCGACCTGCGTCTTGAAGCGGCTGCGAATCGTATTGAACAACGCATCCCATGCCATGCCTAAGCCACCTCCCTGAACATCGCCCGCAATTCTTCCACCGTCACGGCAAGCATCCCTTCCGGCGCCTGCTTGCTGTGCCCGTGCTCCAGCTCCTCGATGTAATCGACGTTGTTGCTAATCCAGACCACTTGGTAGGCGGGCAGCCCGGCCAACGCTTGGAGCCCTTGGGCGATAGTTGCCGTACCAATCATATCGGTTTCGTCCGTTTGGCCCCTTGCCGGGTCGCCGATGGTAACTTGCCAGTTTCCGCGGGCACGGCCCGTATCGACAGGCGTCTTCATCACCAGCCGCCGAAGAGCCTCCAGGACGACCTTCTTCTGCAGGGTAGTCGTCCTCAAGGGAATCTTCCGGGCGAAGGCGTCTATTTCTCTATTAAATTGTGCCAGCTCGTTATCCACGTTAAGCCTGTCACTTCCTCAATTGAAACAAATACACGCAAATCCATTCACCGCTGTATATCGGCGAGACCCTTTGAATTACCCAAATACCGCCGTCGATTGTCACTCGCATTCCCTTGGCCGGCGTGAATTCGATATCCTTTGCCGCCACGCCGCTGAGCATGTCTCCCATTTGAATCAAATCGCCGTCCACGTACTTCAACGCCACCTCGTATGGCGGGATGACTTTCTTGTTGTATTGAGTCGCATCGCCAGTTGTCCGTTTGCCTGTTGTGGGGCTGTAATCGTCGGAACCGTAGGTCCAGAACGTAACCGTCTTGCCGAATTCGGCTATAATCTCCAGCACTTCATCGAGCAGCTCCTCATCGAGTTCGGTAGGCGTGCCCGATACCGTCGGCGCCGTCGGAGTATCAATGGACTCAAGCACGCCGCCGGTAAAGAACGCCATCAGGTCATTGCCCTGGATTGTCATGATTTCAGCCCTTTTTCTGGTCCCTAATTGCTTTACGCAATGTCAATAACTCTTTGAGAGCATCCCTAATCGTGGGCAACCAAACGAATAGCGAAGGTTCGCATTTGAAGCTGGTCACGCTGATAATTTGTCTCTCGACTTCATGGAGAGCCTTATTCAGGTCGTTTTCGGGTCGGGGCTGACCCGATTTGTCTATGAATTCTGAGTTCATATCAGCACCGTCACCGTTTTATATGGGCTTGTTTCGCTCAGCGTGATTTCCAGAATCACCGTCACGCCGTCCACCGGGTCGAGCAACTGTTTGACACTGGAGTCGGTGGGTTTGTCACGCCAGATACCAGCAAGCCAGGCCGAAGAAATACGCAACAGGTTGGCGAACAGGCATAGCACGCTGTCAGCCACGGGGATGTGCAAATCCCCATTTTCCTTGGCATAGAGCCGGTAGCGGTGGCCGTCGAGCCACGCTTCTGTCGGCAGAGATACGGACCAATGACCGTCGGACACGTGCGCGCCTACTCCAGCAATTGATTCGCTGGATTGCCAGGTCTGATCTGAACCTTGGAACCATTCATCCGTATCGAGGTCTTTCAAGTAGAAATTGACCGTCCCGGCTGTGATAGGATTGCCGCTGGCTCTTGCCACAACCGGCAGGCCAACCTCATTGCTCTGTCCTGAATAAGCAAATTGCATAGGATTTATCCTAAACGAACTGTTATCGTTTATGCTCCGAGAGCTTCCTTAAGCCACCAGTATCCAATGCAGAAGAAAGTAATTCGACCAGTGATCCCTATTCTTGTTCACTTTACTATTACAGCTTCTACAAAGAGCAATGAGGTTGTTCAGCGATAGATTCTCTTTGTCGTAATCAATGTGGTGGATACTGAGACTTTGGCTGTTTCCTTCTTTCGTTTTTCCACACAGTTGACAGACAGAATCTCTTTCTCTGATGTACTTTTTCAGAGCAGCATTGAAACGCAAAGGATAGGGGAAGCGAGACAGACCACCGGCCCAATTACAGTTATTGTCACCAGTGCGACGCTCTCTCATTTCCTCAGCCTTCTCTTCCCCATAAAGCTCTTCATAAGTTTTGCCTTTTAATGCAGCACTTACAGCAGGCTTAGCTTTTCCCAATTGGGCCATGCTTCTTTTTCTGTTCGATTCTTCAGTTTGCTTTTTGCCCAAGTGTGCCAATCGGTTCTTCTCCTTCGATTCTGCGGAGTGATGAGTGCCGAGCTTGGCAAGCCTAATTCTTCGACGCGTTTCATCAGAGACGGGGCGTCCTCTGGTTTCGCCTCGCCTGGCTTTGCAAATGCAGCAGGAACAATCCGGCTTGTGCCCCATCTGGGACAGAGGTTTTCCTTTGCGAACATCGCTATTTCGTCGGTTCATTTCCGCCGTACATTTGAAGCCGAATTTTCTGCCGAGCGTTTTTGGGGAGTTATTGTTCATAAGCCCTTATCAGCTCCCGAGATACGTCACATTCCAGGTGACCGTCAGAGTGTCACTGGCACCCTTATTGATGGCGCCGGCAAACACAGCGATTGCGAAGGTGTGTGTCGCATCTGCTTCGCCAGCATCGGTCGTGTTGTCCACGATAGCAACACGGTTGATATTGGAATCCGTGCCTTCACCAGCCGCCCATAATCTGCGGAACTGGCAGATGTTTGCAGAGGCCCCTTCCTTGGGCGTGCTGTCATCGAGTGCCTGTGCCGAGCCGGAAACGTAGTCGCCCGCAGCGATATACGAACCTGCGCCCGATTTGCTGGCCGCTGTCGTGGCCGTACCAAGCTTCATACCCCAAGTGGAGTAAGCCGCTGTGTAGATCGCAGACTTTGCAAAAATGTCGCCCTGGTCTGTCACAAGGTTATGAAACTTCTGCCGCTGTTTGAGATTGCCGTTCTTGTCCCGCAGTTCAACGATAACCTCACCCCTCAAACCCATTACATCTTTTTTCTTCATTTGTTCCATGAGTAAATTCCTTTCGAGTTTCGAATAGTTTCAACTATGCGTTTGTCGTATCACAATAAAAGCCCATGCAGCTTTAATCAGCCCACTCAGTTCGTGAATCTCCAAGTCAGTCAGGCCCATCGAATCGTTCACTGTTCGCAGGGCCACGGAGATCCGCAGGATAGCATCGAGCACGCCCACGTCGTCATTCTGCGTTCTCAGGTATCCGACGAGCCTTGTTACCGAGTCGCTGATGCCAAGCGTTTCGGATATCGTCATAAGACGCCCTAAAGCTTGATTATCACTAATCCCTTCCGCGTCGCTGACGAGCCGGCTGACGGCGAAAAGCCTGACGACAGAATCGGTCGTACCCAGTGACTCCGCAAGCGTGCGCAGTGCGATATGAACTTTGGAGCGAGCATCGGTCATACCAAGAACATCGCCAATCACCCGGACAACAGCCCCAATACCTTCATACTCCATGAGGTCTGCGAGGCCCATCGCGTCGTCGATAGTGCGTAACACTGTCCAGGCCGACGAATAACTATCGGTAAGGCCAACATTGTCCGAGACGGCCCTGACCATCGCAAAGAGTTTGAGGACAGAATCCGACATTCCCAAATCGTCTTGGTTCGTTCGCATATACGCAGAAATTTGTGAGAACGAATCTGTCAGGCCAAGCAAATCAGATATGACAGAGGCCCGCCTCAAAGCCATGCCATCAGTAAGGCCCTGAGCGTCACTAATAATCCGCAGGCAAACGAATAAGCGTGACGCGTCATCCGTCATGCCCATCGAATCTGCCGTTACGCGAATAATCTGGGACAACCGGCTTTGAGAGTCTGTTAAGCCAATACCATTGTTGATTGTCCTCGTTATGTTCCCAACACCCTCATATTCCATCGAGTCTGTAAGACCTAAGCTGTTTGCTATAGTCTTAAACACAAAACAGACACGACTCATATCGTCGGCAAGCCCAACAGTGTCACCAAGAATCCGCATCATTGCATAAAGCTTGGTTATCGAATCGGATATCCCAAGATCGTCCTGATGAGTCCGCAAGAAGCTAAGTGCACTGGAGAATGCGTCAGAAACTCCCATAGAGTCTGCTATCGAAGTGGCCCGTTGTAAAATCATGCCGTCCGAAACCCCCATCGCATCACTGATGACTCGAAGCAAAACCAGCAACCGGGAAGTGTCGTCTGTAAGCCCCATCGAATCCGCCACCGCCCGCACTATTTGACTAAGATGCGTCTGCGAATCCGTGAGGCCGATGCCATCATTGATGGTGCGGATAATACCACCCAGGGCCGAAAGCATTTCATCCGTCAGGCCCAACGAATCAGCAATGACTCGATAGACGACGAAAGCCCGTGACAAACTGTCAGTCATGCCGATGTTATCCGCTTGGATGCGGGCGAATAAGGCCGTTCGAGTTGCTGAGTCCGTGAGGCCAATGCCATCGAGAATCTCCAGCATCTGGCCCTTGAGAGATTCCGTACTATCGGCCAAGCCCATCGACTCGGCTATCGAAACAAGCCTGTCGATAATAGCAGGACTGTCTGTTAAGCCAAGCGTGTCGGAAACCGAACGCACTACCGTGCGAACAAGCTGAAGGTCTGCATCAGTCAAACCAACGGAGTCACTGAGCGATTTGCTCTGAGCGTCCGCGTGGGAGTCTGCCAGCCCCAGACCATCGTCAATAGTTCGCGGGCTGTCCTTGAGTTTTAGAATTTCATCTGACAGGCCAAGCGACTCGGCAAGCGAACGAATAGCGGTTGCCAGCTTGTCCTCAGCATCTTCCACGCCAATCGACTCGTTGAAGGTATGCAAGACGTTTCTAACAAGGGCCTGTGCATCTGAGACGCCAAGAGAGTCGTTGACGGTCGCTGTGTATTGATTAGACGCAACTGAAAGAGATGCCTCCTGCGTTTTAAGGACGCTAAAATCGTGGACGTAGTTCGTCAAAAGAAACACGTCACCGTTAAATTGTATTTCATTGGCGCTGCCAAGCTCCGTGTCATACAGTTGATACTCTTGAGTGGTGGGGTTGATTTTGGCGAGAAAACCATCTGAGAAAACGACCCAGATGCTGCTGCCGTCGTACTGCACGGCCCAAGTTGTGCTGCCACTCCGCAACGATAGGTAAGACTTTGAGAGGTTGGCTTTGGTGATTATGCACACACTGCCAGAGTTGGCGCCTGTCTCGAAGCCGACCCACAACTTAGTGCCGTCATCAGCCATGTCATCCGTGGCTAAATTGTAGCCCGTCGCAAACGATTCATTGAGGACGCTGAGGTCCGAGACATCCACCTTTGAAATGGACGAGGGTGTCCCAGCATGTGTAATGTAGAGATAGCCGTCCGCGTATTGACAGGCGTGAGAGCTGGCCGCGATGTCCACGCTGTCATCTAACGCCCAAGTGCTCATGTTGTATTTGAGAAGCTTCTGACTCGTGCGCGCAGCGATATACACATAGGATTCGTCGTGGTCGAAGCTTCCGGCTCCAACGGCGTAAGTAGCACTATCAATGACAAATGAGTACGATAAATCGCTTGGATCGATCTCGGCGAGAATGACATTAGTGGGGTTGTTAAAAACAGCGTATATTCTGTCTTTAGTGCTGCTGTAACGAAGCTGATAGGGGATGCCATACTTGGTGCCAGTGGGAAAGGACAACACCGAATAGTCACTCAGGTCGACGGCGTTGACTTTGAGCACGCTTCCAGTATAACTTCCTTCATCATAAAGATAGCAACCCACATATAAATAACCGTTGTGACAGAGAGTTGCATGAGGATACCAGTAGCCCGTGTATTGATGTAAATCCGGCAGCGGATTAACTATTCTTAAGTCCGTGATGCTAAGTTGATCGTTGATTATACGGTCTACGTCTCTGATAAAAGCCGGTGCATCGGTGATACCAAGCGAGTCAGAAAAAGTCCTAAGAATGCTAAGAAGTGAAACGTGAGCGTCAGTAATACCCAACGAATCATCAACAGTGCGAACAATAGGAACAAGTTCTTTCCATGCGCCCATGACCCAGTTGAAGTCATCCGTAGTTCCACCACTGACGTAGGTGTGAGTCTCGGTGCCAGTTCCAGATTGGATGGAGTACGCCGCACCGGTTTGGGTTGAGCCCTCGTCAACGCTCGGTGTGCCGAGAAGCGTTGTCGCACCTGTGATAGACGCAAATTCGTCCTTCTCGCCGTGAACCATACAACTCACGCAGACTGACCCATCAGGCACAGAAGCAATCGAGCAGGCAACGTCTGCACCATCCCCGTCAGAGGCAACCCCGGAACCGAACAAAACCGCACCGTATGAAGCATTTGTGTAATCACTGCATGAATATCTTATTGTGTACGTGCTGCCGTTCGTAATGCTTATCTGTCTCGTCGTTGAAGCATCCGGTGACAAGTAATACCAAACTGCGGTGGCGCCCTCTTGCGAAGTCTGAGTGCTACCACACTGAGTCATATTGTTGCCGTTATAGGTTGGAGCAACTCCACCAGTGACATCTGTGATGCCTCCGCCTATGGCACAGAGCGTCAGCACTACCAGCTTGCTGTTCGCCCCGGCAGTATGATTGAACTGTATCGGGTTAGCCGAAGATATCCCCGATACTACACCAGCCGCGTTAAGCGCAAATGCCATCGGCCACCCCCTCCAAGGCTTTCCTTATCGCACGCTCGCAATAATACTCCTTGCACACTACAGGCTTGGCGTCGTGAATCTTGCAGGTTGATTTACCATCCACCATCTCCAAATGAATGCAGGTCATGGGAATCGAGATGCCTAATTCACCCTGTTTGTTCCTGATGGGCGTGCAGTTATGGTATTCGATGAGCTTCTTAATCTCTTTCGGGTCGTCATCGAAGCTGCGATTGGTCATCCAGAACGAGTATGTGCTGCAACACTGGCCGCATCGTTCGCAGACAGGCTCTAACGTGGTCATTGCACTACTGCTTGATTTCGATTCGATGCTCATAGATAATCAAAGGGGCCGGATTACTCCGACCCCGGATTCTTTAGGTCAATGACACATCAGAAGGTGTACGCCAGCGTCACGCTGAACCACACCTGATCTTCTTCCGGGTTCACCGCCTCTTCGAACGTGCGCTGATAATAAACCGCTGGCGTCAATACA